AAAAAACTTTGTAATCCTTGTAAGAGAACTTCACCTTTAACTTTAGTTTCTGGGTTTGTAACCTCTACTACATGTCTTAATTTTGGCATACTTTCAAAGAAATCAGATACATTTTTAAATTGTTCTGTATTTAAAGAATCAAAAAACTCTGTCAATTCTTTAGGACTAATATCTACTTTATTGTATATGTCTTCACCATAATGTATTTCCTCTACACAATTTTGTATCATATCAAACATGACTTCTGTTTGATTTTTATTATTCACACTTTTAAAAGAATTTATAAGTGGATATCCAAATACTACTTTAACAGTATCAGTTATTTTAACAATATTACTGTGGTCATCTGTCATAGTACATTCTATATCTTCAAGATTAATTGTTACATTTACTTTTGTTTTTTCATCATCTGGGCAAGTTACTTTTATTTCTGCTTTCTCACCAACTGATTTACTTCTTAATTTTAAAAAGATATATTCTGCATCAAATAGTGGACACACTTTTGGGTCTACTTTACCAAAAGTACAATCTTTGATAAGTTGGCTCATTGCGTCAATAGTTTCACTATCGTTGTTTGATTCTTGTGCCATCAACAATGTTTTTTGTTCTTTCACTAGGAAAGGTCTATACTTAATTTCTTTACCTGTTGATGGTAGGGTTAAGGTATAAGTCTTGGTTTCAAGCTTAGGTAAGGCCATAATTTTTCACTCCGTAATTTTAAAATAATTTTCTCAATACTTTAGGTATATTATTTGTAAGGGTTCTTTCTACTTGATTAGCAAGAACACCTTGCAATCTTTCTAATAATGGTTTTGGTAAATCTGCTTCATCTGTTAAGTTTTTCCAATATCTATAACTAAAAGATACATCACAAGTTTGTGGTGTAGTTGCTGGACTTGCATCCAATGATTGTGCAGCAATAGTTTTTGGAAAACATTCTACTAACTCAACACCATATCTTCTATTATCTCCTCTATCTAAACTGTAGATTTGAATCTTACCAACATAGTCATCATAATATTGCATTGCCCATGTGTTTGGGTCATATGATAATCTCTGCCAAGTTTCAAAGAATTGTTTTTCTTTGTAATTACTTGACTGATAAAAGTTTGCAGTAATTTCAGCAAAAGAAAATCCATTTACTATTTCTCTTGTTGGTCCATAGATATTTGTATCTGCCACCGTGTCTAGATTTCTGCCAGGAAATTCAATTTTATTA